GAATATCAGGGAATCCATTTTCAATGGATGTTTCAATATCAATATTAGTTATTTTAATTTTCGTTGAGTCGTACTGAACATCAGGATATGTTTCCGTTATATATTGAGAAACATAATTGCGATTGCCAAAGATAGAATAATTAACCGTACCCTCATACGTTTCAAGAAATTCTCTACAGTCTTTCATTGAATCAAAAGTATGAGAGCCAAGAGGCTCATTATCTAAACTTCTGTAATTGGATTTATCTTCCGGAGCTGGAAGATATAAGGTTGGTTTAAAATGTGTATAACCAGAATACCTTTCACCTTTATTATCTATCTCACGACGATAGATACGATTACCTATTTTAGCCACATATGTATAAAATTTCATTATATAATTATACCAAAAAAGAATCAAAAAAACAAGGAAGATTTAGGGTACTACAATACCGCTCCCAAAGGCCTTACTATATTCATTTGCAATATGTTTACTTGGATCAGCTATTACTAGTATTTGATCTTCTTTCAATTGATACTCTTTATTTTCTGCATATGGCATCCATGGATTAAAACCAATACGTTTCTCATCTAATGGAATCATTACTACAGGGTTTTTAATAATATGCTTACGGCCATCGTATTCACCTATTAATTCTTCACCATTTGTTAATTTTACAATTTTTACATTCACTGGGCCAGGCTCCTTTAAGTCAACATTGTTATAAATATAATCTCCTGCGATATTGCCAGCCGCACCTATTCCAAATGTTTCTAGACCGGCACAACTGCTTACTAACATAAAACTTAATACAATTACTATTTTACTTAAAAATATCTTTCGGAATTTCCGTTGTTCTTTCATCTGTCCCTTGAGTAGTTGTTTTCATACCTACATTACCTATGCTATACTTTGCCTGTAAGTCCCATTCAGATTTTTCTCCAAATGGCAGGATTTTCATCTGTCTAATCGACACAGTCGGCTGTGCTTTTTCAGGATGTAAAATTTCAACTAAATCCCATTCGTGCAAAAGATTTACAACTGTGTTTCTTCGTTCAATATCATTCTCTGAAAGATTAGTCGGCTTACCATCTAAAGCAAACAATTCTTTAAAATGAACAATATAATATTTACCTTGCTTGTGAAGTATGTGACATGATTGATATAACTTTTTTTCTCGGCGGGATGCTATACCAATTCGGGTAAGAGTTTCTTTAACTTTGAGGAAATCATCATCTTCTTTCAACCTCACCTCAATCATATCTTCAATAGACCATTCTATATTGTCTCTTGTCATCGTCCTATTCCTTTCAATTCAAAAAACGCTTAATTTATAAAACCATTATATATATTTATAATATTAGGACAGACCACCCTTATTGAGCTTATTTTTGATATATTCTATATCACCTTCTGTCAAAACCGATAAAGCAGTACTTGCCTTAGAATCACTATATTTAAAAAATTCTTTTACTAATGCTAAATTTTCTAATTTCTTTCCTTTCACCCAAAACTTTCTTGGTCTTTTTTTCTTAGGTATAAAATAATGAAGAAAGTCATAATGTATTTTATTAGCAATATCAGGAAATCTATTTACTTCATTAATTATATAAATTAAATCCGATTGATAAGATAGGGAACGATTAATAAGAAATTTTTTATAATCTTTCCGATCCTCAATCTCAGAATCATAACTTTCTTTAGTCATCAAGTCATTCGCATATTCAAATGGATTCATTATTCTTCCTCATCAGGTGGATAATCTAATCTAAATTGTCCTTTATGTATTTTCAATGTTGCATCATAAGGATTCCATTGTACATTCTGTAACCTATCAAGTGGATTCCTTTTTATCCTTTTCATTCTTCTTAAACCATCCGGATGTGGATAAAAACCTGTAGGATCAGGAAACTCCTGCATCGGATCTCTATTTTTAAAATCTTCCATTTCTTGTCTCATATCATCAAGCAACCTTTTTCTTTCATTTTCTAGAAAATGTCTTTCCTGATCACTCATGCTTTGACGAAACTGATTAATTCTTTTTTCTCTCTCTTTAACCTCATCATCAGAAAGTTGTGCTCTTTTCTTTTTTCGAATGTTCATAATATCTTCTTTTTTTCCATCCTCCAAACTATCCCACTGTCTCATTAGAACACGATTTAAATTATCAAAAATCATATTATATAATTGTTCATCTTCTAATGAAGCCGCAAGTGCTAATACCAAAGAAAAGGTTTTATTTAAATCTTCAATATCTCCAAGATAACCACCTTCATTATTCACCATTTCTCTACTAATAATTTCAACAGAACCATCAGTACGAACAATTAGTGCTGAATCATCAGGATCTAATTTTATATGAAGATAACCATCCTTATCGATATTTGGATTTTCATTCTTTTCGTCAGCCATTTGGTCCCCCTTATTTACTTATACTTAATATTTATAAGGTTAAACCGTCGCAATACATAACCATATAAGGGTAGAAACAATATAATCCCTATCACTATTTTATAAATAACCAATGATGTGGCCATTTCTACCCAATGTGTTGCCATATAAACATCCTCTGAACCCTTAAAAGCAATAATAAAGAATGTATATGTATCGATAACATTAGCTATTACTGTCGAAAGCATTGGTGCAATCCACCAAGCATTATAGTGTTCTCTTATCTTTTGAAAAATATGTACGTCTATTAATGTCCCTATCCCATAAGCACAGGCACTTGCTAATCCAATTATAAGGGCAAAGTCAAGACCTTTACCTTCTAAATTAACCACCAAAATAGAAACAAGAACCGCTATTGGAAATGCTCTATATATTGTTTTTGCTGCTATATCCTTACCTAATGCCCTCACCGTTAAATCAGTAATAACCACTATAAACGGATAAGTAAATGCAGCCCATGTTAATTTTATTCCAAACACATCTACTGGAATATGGACTAATGCATTTGATAATGCAATAATAACAATATGTGCTAATGATAATTTATATATCATTAAGTTATAATTAGAAAATTTATATGCCATAATAAGGATTATTCACAGTTAAAAATTTCCTTTCTTCACTTAATTGCCTATATTTAATATCAAAAAAATACATAGTATTAGCTTCAGTGGACTTCGCGCCTTTAAATTTAGTCGAAGAAATATTAAAATCATCGTCAATAAACATTGGACTTATTTCATTACGGAATAGCATTAATTCAGGACCCCGCATCCATAGACAAGAAAAACTTCCATCTATAGATTCTAAAGGATCATGGAATTTATCTAAACTATATAACATTAACTTAGTATCCCATGTTTCATCGGTTTTATGCAATTCTTTTAATCTCTTAACCGTCGGTGCCTTAATTATACCATTATGCCATAATAAATTATTATTCCATTCAGCTGGATGAATATTATTATTCCATTTCTTAGTAGTCGGTGCTTGCTGATGTGCAACCATATATCCTGATGGCAATTCATGTTCATTAAATTTTAATGAACCAAGAGCTTTATGTTGAAATTTGATGGCATAAGTCTCGGGACAAAATACATATAATGAATGTGAATGTTCACCGCGATATCTATTAAGATCCGCTAATTCTATTAACTTGTTTTTATCAAAAGAACCAATTATAAAACACATTATACATTACTCCAGTCAAATGCCATTTGGCGCCATGGAATCTCTACCTGATAATCAATCGGATCAACAAGATTTAATTTCATAAAAGCGTTGATCCTCTCCGAACATGATGGACACGTTCCACAACTTTTCCCATCTTTAGGATTATAACATGTTAAGCTATGTTTAAGCAAGGAAATAGCATCCATTCCCTCACATATTTTTAATTCATCAATCTTTGAAAGTTGTAAGAATGGTGCATGTATATCCAAACAATGTGTTCTATTTTGTTTAGCAACAGCATTCAATGAATCAACAAATGCACCAGTTGTATCCCAATAACCATATTCATCATGTACTTGTAAACCGGTAAATACATCATTTGAATCTATAGTTTCTGCATATGACATAGCTAAGGTTAACAAAATCATATTACGGAAAGGAACATATGTAACTGGTTGTGGGTCTCCTAATACATCTTTGATGGTGGGCATTTCAATATCTGTACCCGCAATGTTAGCACACATTGGTTTGGCTATTTCGCCTAATACAGATAAATCAAATGTTTTATGTTCTGCGGTTTTAATTTCTTTACATAATGCCTTTGCTCTATCTACCTCTACGACTTGCTTTTGATTATAATCAAAAGATATAGGATAAACATTTTCAGCACCATAATATTTTACCAACAGAATGGTCATAATTGAAGAATCCATTCCACCAGATAAAATCGAAACAACTTTATCCGCCTCTGGTAATTTAATTACTCTATTGTCTAAAAATTTAATACTATCATGTGTAAATTCGACCATCACTTTTCTCCATTATATAGGTAATGCTGCAATTGTATTTTTTTCTACATCCTCCAATGTTTTACATCTTATAATAGGGTTTGAAGGCATAACATTTTTAAACCCCTTAAACCATCTTACGAAATCTTCTTTTGTTTTAACATTAATTAAATCATTCATTGCTGGTATACCAGAATCAAATTTTCCTTCCCTCATATCCTGTCGTACTTCTACTAATTCTTTACCAAAACGATAACATGATTCAAATGCCTTTAACCATCTATGGTATAAATTAGTAGTAACTTGTCTTTTACATGATAAATTATATCGTTCAGAAGTATAAACATCCTTCTTAGCTACAATCTCATAAAATTCTTCAAAATCCATATTATAATATTGTTTCAAAATATGACCATACTTCTTATATAAAAATTTATTACCCAGTAGAATATCCCATTGAACGGTATTACCCTGCTGACATCGAGGTTCGGGCACGGCATCTGGTTTTTTGCCAAATTTATAGTCGATTCCATCCTCATCGCGAAACTCTCCTAATATTGGTTTAATAGCATGTGAAGATGAATCAAAGGTAATATCCCTATCGATATAACCAGATTCTTTTAAAAGTAATAATGGCCATAAACGTTTTATAGATCCAAATCCTAATACATGTAATTTATTACCAATTTCTTTTGGTATGTCCATAAACCGATAAGAACCTAACATCTGTATAGCTTCTAATCTACCAAGACCAGTACAAGCGGCAGATAAGGCAATTCCAGCCATTGACGAATAATATTCTTTAGGAATAACAGACATTGCAGTATTATAAAAATCTACAAAATCAGCTGTATTATTACCTTGACAAATTAAAAATACCTTTGAATCTGATTTCATTTCACGAAATAATTCAATCTGTCTTTTAACATTATTACCCGTATTAAGTGCTCTTTGTTCTGCCCATTCTTCTATATAAAGTCTACCGGATAAATCAATTCGAGATTGCTTTCCTTTCAGCTCACCAATTACATGAATAGGTAATTCATCAAAACACATTGCGTAAGATGAATATTGTGCCTGTACTCTATATACCTGATCTTTCAATTCCTCCGTAATCTCTTTACCTAAAGTAATCATCTGGAGTCCGCCAGAATCGGCATGCCACTTAGTTCCAAAATAATTATGTTTAGCGAAATAATTTTTCATAGCATTTACTTCATTATATGCATTAAACATTATTTCATAATTCACACCAGAATCAAATTCTTTAATAGTATCAGCAACCATACCAGAAAAGATATCATCATCTTGTAGAGGTAAATATGTACCATCATCTTGTTTAGTTCCCATGCCCGGTTTCAATGCCATCGAGGCACCAGACATAATATAAGTCATATCATTCATCGCATATTCTCTATATAATTAAAATTAATTATAATACGTCTCTTATTATCAGAACAACTTACACCCGAATGTTCTTTTAATGTTGGAAACTTTACTAACCTATTTGCTACACTTTCTACTTTTTTTCCATCTGGGAATACCGTATAACCATCATTACTATTAAGATAAAAAACGGCAGTAGTTGCATCATATTCCATGTCACAATGAAATCCACTTGGTATATTCTCCTTAGGTGTACCTGTTGTTAAATTAGCTTTACATCTCAATAAGCAAAACATTTTTAACCGATGCAATATGGGATGTATAAGTTCCATATATGCGCTACAGATTTCTTGATAACCATATTGTCTATTTAAATGATAAAAAACATGAATAAATTGAAAATCATTCCAATCAGACTTTCCGGGTGGTACAAACATATTCTTTTCATCAGGATCATAGGCAATATAATCATTATAGAACCATGGAAATTCATTGCCTAACATCATATTTTGTATAGGCAAGAGTTCCTCAAATGGTAAAAAATTATCTATTATCTCCATTATTTCATACCTTTCATATTACTCAATAAAGAAAAAAATTCAGATTTCAAATGATCTATCTTTAAAAAATCTCCACGAAGTACAGAAGTCATCATATCACTCTCGTGTTCTTTAACACCTCTTGCTGTCATACAAAAATGTTCTGCCTTTACAATAACAGCTATGCCTTTTGCTTCAGTTTCAACCTCAATCATATCTGCAATTTGTTCAGTCATCTCCTCTTGTATTTGCGGTCTTGATACAATCCAATCAACCATTCTATTAAACTTGGATAAACCAATTACCTTCTTACCCGGAAATATTCCAATATAACACTTACCAGAGATTGGCTGGAAATGATGCGCACATGTTG